CTAAGGAAAGAAGGATATAAAACTGAACGTAATATATTTTTCTCCTCCTCAGGTAAATCTAACATTTGTGAAAGAAAGGCTTCAAATGCGGCTATGGTGTATTTAGTCTTAATTTTATCGGTGGCGGCGGAATAATCTCCACTTACCCACTTACTAAAATTTAACTTACATTCATGGCTCCATTCGAACTCAGTTTCTTGTGTTAAGATCTCAATTATATGGGTTTTATTTAAAGGAGTAGACAATAATGCAAACTGATTGAACTTTTTTAAATGATTAAACATCGCTTTTTGCATGAATTTGCTGTAATAGTATGGGAGACTTTCCCCCTTTGTGATTAACCTAGCTTTTAAAGGCTCGGGTATTGCATATACTTTTACATGTAAACTATGTGACGATGGATAAATCAAATCAATCTTTATATTTGGTATTGTTTCTTTTAAAAAGGAAAAATCATTAAGAATCATAGATGCTAACAAATCAATATCGGTTTTAGCCAATATAGGCACCCCATAAAGGGAGTACACTCGGTTTGTCTTAGCGTTATAATCCATTCTTAATAATTCAACCTGTGGCGAAAACAAATATTTCGAACTATTCTCAAATATGTTACAATCGTCTTGATAATCATCAGGTATTGGAATATCTTCACCGGATAAGGAACATTTTACCCTATCTTTCCGTGAATACATTTCATCCTCTGATTCATACACAAGATCGTTGCCTGAATCTTTCGTAGTATAGAAACCACTACTAGAACCATAATGAGCAACTTTGCTCTCAATATCTTTTTCACCCTTCCCATACAAAAGACGTTTAACTACGTAACCATAGGCCCCGAATTCATCGAATCCGGAGTCATTATGGGCTTTTAAAGAAGGCTTATAAAGTTTTTTTTCATAAATGAATCCATCTGAAAAAACACTTGCTACATCACTGAATAAAGTTAAATATTCTGCACTGATTTCTCGTGACTCACTGATTAAGGCAATTTTGTGCTTTAAATAAGATTCATTTATAAAGGTAGAGTTAACGGGATGACATCCACGCTTAACTCCCTGTATTAAACCAACTAAAAAACGTAAAAACGTTTTTTTATATTTGTTACTGTTTCTGTCGAACGATGCGATTCTATTTCTCAAGTAGTCACGGCACCCTGCACTAAATCCTGTACCACAAACTCCACTAGGAAAACCCTCAGGTTTAAGTGGTAGAATGTCTCCAAGGTATTTAGCCAAAGGAAAAGCTGTTAAGTATTTACAATACGAAACAAATTTATCTTCTGGAAACCAAATAACATAATGAAATTGAGAGAACCAACTAGAATAAAAAAACTTCTGATTTGGAAAGGAATCATACATACAATGTATATAACCTCTACAAAACTTAATAGTAC